ATAAAATAGATTTAGATAAAAAAAGATTTAGGAGATAATAAAAATTAATTAAATTATTTGAATTAAATTTTAATTTAAAGAAATATTATATAAATATATTATATATACAAAAAATGAACCAAACAGTTGAAGAAAAACTAAAAGCCCTAAAAAATGATTTAGAAAATTTAGAAAATAAACAAATATATCATAGCAAAGTTGGTGATGAACAAATAGATGATGATATAAAACAACTACAACGAAGATTGATTGCGATGAGAAGTGATTCCTATTTAAATTTTCCAATTTCTGGTTGGGCTATAGATTATGATTTAAGAAAAAAAATAAAAGATATTACAGTTGATAAAGCACATAATATTTCTAAAACATATTTTTGTGATAAGACATTCAATAGAATAAAAGAACTAGAAACAGAAAATAAAATAATAATAGATAAATTAATGATAGAATATAATGATAAAATTAAAAATGTTAAAGATGAAATTAAAAAACTATCGGAATCAATACCAGAATATACAACAGAAATAGTTGATGACCCACTAATACAATATCAAACTATGACAAAAAGAAAAAACTGGGTAAGAAATGAAATATCAAAAATAGTGAATAAATATTGGGCTGAAGAAAGACCAGAAGAAGTGAAAAAACGTATAAAAGAATTAGGTGATGAAGATAGTAAATTATATGATAAAATAAAAGATTTAGAAGAAGGTGAATTAAAGATTCAAAGAGAAGTTGAAATAGATGGTAAAAAATATAAAATTGCCAAATATTCTAAATATTATACTAGTAATTGGGTTATGATAGTCAGTGAGACAAATATGTATTATAAATTTCAAGAATTATCTTCGTCTGTATTTTCATCAACTTTTGGTAGTTCTGAAATGAAATATAAATTACCTACTACTATTAGTGATAAATTAATTAAAATGTCAAAAAAGCACGTTTATCCAGTGTATATTTTTGAAAGTGATATATATACAAGTTATGACAATTAAAATTAATTAAATTATTTGAATTAAAAATTGATTTAAAGAAATAAAAATATATATATTAACTAAAAAAAAGTTAATATATAATATGAGCGGATATATGCCTAAGTCAAAATCTGATAAGTGGGCTACACCACAAAAATTATATGATGAACTAAACAATGAATTTAAATTTAATTTTGACCCTTGTCCTATTACTTGGAAAGAAGGAGATCTAGATGGTTTATCTATTGATTGGGGTAGTTCTACATTTTGTAATCCGCCTTATAGTAAAGTAGCATTATGGATAAAAAAAGCATATGATGAATGGAAGAAAGGAAAAAAAATTGTAATGTTAATTAATGCAATTACAGATACTAAAGCATTCCACGAATATATATATAACAAAGCCGAATTAAGATTTATCAAAGGTCGTATATCATTTATAGACCCAAATAATCCAACAAAGAAACAACCTAACGTTAAGCCTTCAATGTTAGTTATATTTAAATAATTAAAAAAGGTTTAGGAATAATTAATTAAATTAATTGAATTAAAAATTCATTTAAAGAAATATTATATATATATATTATATATACAAAAGTAAAAATGATTTTAAATAAAAAAGGTTTTGAACTTTTATGGGATGATAAATTTTATAATTCTAAATGTGTAAATACAATACAAAAAATAAATGAACCAAATGAAAATTTATATTTTATAGGATTTAATAGTAAGAGAAGTAAAATATTTAATGAATTGTTAGAATTTTTAAAAGAACCATCAGATAAAAAAGATATAAAAGTAGAAATATTTAAAATATGCAATAATCCAAGATGCCAAAATATTACAGTAATGATAAGATTTTTAAAAGAAACAGAAATAATTGCAAGTTTAGATAATTAAAATATAATTTAAATAATATATAATAATAATATATATTAATTAAAAATGGAATCTAAAATTAAATTTAGAAATGAATGGCTTAGATTTCTAGCATTTCAAAAAAAGGTTTTAGTTTATGATCTATTTGATGATGATATAAATACAACTATGATCGGGTTCTCTTCTAATAAATGTAGAGAATTTAGATATTTTAATAATATGATATATCCACTTATACACGATAACAAAATAAAAACAAGTATTATTAAACCATCATTGAAATCAAGAGAGATTATAATGAAGATTCAATTCATTGATAATTGATAACGGCGATTTTTTATTAAAATAAATATAAACTCCTATTGAATTCAATAGGGAATTATATCCCCGCACTTTTTTACAGTAATAAAAATATTTTTATTACTAAATTATTACAGTAAAAATGTCATTGATTACGGTAATAACATTTTTATTTTCTTTTTTCTCATCCTATTGGTAAAAAATCGCCAAAAAGTTAAATTGATTTATCAATTTATCAATTATTTTAATTGTTTATCTTCTAGTGGTAATCCAACAGCCTTTTCTTTTATATTTGGAGTTCCATAAAATTCATTAAACCTGATATCATCACTGATATCAATAGTAGTCGTTATTGTTTGGGCTTTAGGATGAAATATATAAGTTTTTGTTTCGGCGAGTTCTATTAATGTCCTCACTTCTTCAATAGGAAAAAAACTTTTAGGACATCCGAACGTCCTTGGAAACTTGATTCTTAACAATTCCATTATCATTAGTTATAATATCATTAAAGATTTTTTTTATCTTATGTCTAAAATTTGCTCTCTTAAGTAGTGTATTTCTATGTTTCAAATAATACAATCTATTTGATACTTCTAATATTCTTTTATTTTCTTTTCTATAATTATTATGGTATGCTTTTATTATTTCTTTATTTTTTTTAAATGTTGATTTTTTTCTATAATTTTTTTGATATTCTTTATATTCTTTACTTTCTTTATTATATTGCCTATGATAAGCGTTATATTCTGCCCTATGTCTCTCCCTGTAATTCTTAGCATTTAATAAAAATCTTTCTTTATTATCCTGATAATATTGCCGATTATATTTTTTTAATTCTTCAGGTGTTTTTTTTGGTGGTCTTGGTTTTGGTATGTGTTTAGATGTAGTAAATTGTTTTATTTCACTATCAAATTTATTTACTTCTTTATCTATCTTCATTTATAATTAAGTATTATAAATAAAAATTTAATGAATTTATTTCCTCATAATATTTTGATTTGTTTCGGTTTCATCATCTTTCATATATTGGCGTTGTTCATTTAGTGAATGACCCATATCTTGAGCATCCTTTTTCATTTCATCTATATTATATTTGGTGGATAAATAAATATGTCTTAACATACTAGAAGATACATTCTTCTGAAATATCTTATTTAATATTCTAGTAATACTATTTACTTGTGTAAATGCGTGACCACTTGGATACACTAAAAATGGGAATTCAGTCTTCTTACTAAATTTTAAATTTGGCTTAGTATTTAATGGGTGAAATTTTAAATATATATCTAAGGCTTCATTAAATTCTTTTAATTTTTCATCATCATTTTCTACTAGAAAACTGACTACTTGTTGCCCGTATTTTTTATTAGTTTTAAATTTATTAAATATGAATCTTTTATTTTTATAATCAAGTAAATTTATATCGGCTGGTGCATCATCATACTCAGATACAAAATTCATATATTGATAATCTTGATTTCTTCGAGGTGGTAGATCATAATATAATAATAATACTATGTAATGTAATAATATTTGATATTGATTTTCACTAATGGATTTATTTTTTGAAAATTTCATAACTGCTTCTTTTAATTTATTTTTAATATCAGTAATTAGTTCCCAAGTCATCCAGTTCATTTTTTGTTTATTTGTCTTAGTTGCGGTATTAATATTTTTCATATCATTGCCTATCGTCATCATTTTATCGTAGTAAGTTTTATAGATTTTTTTGTATGATGGGGTATCTTTGAATAAAGATAATATAGATACAATTGAAGCCAGAATAGTTTTTTTAGTATTGTCTGAGTATTTTTCTAATTTTGATTCAATGTCATTTAGATTCTTTAAAAATATTAATGATTCAAAAGCCTTTTTATCATTCAATCTAATTAAATTCCTGATATATAAATTAGCAGATGATTCGCCGATTTTCTTTTCATTCATTAATTTAGTTTTTAATTCATCAATAAAATTATTCATTATATATACTTATTTTACAAAAATATTTTTACAGTAATAATTTATTTATACAATTTTACTAATCGACTTCTAGGTTTATATTTACGTCTTCCTGCACCTTCTGGTGCTGGTGCTTCTGGTGCTGGTGCTGGTGCTTCTTCTAAATTTGGCATTGGCATTTCTTCTTCTGCTGGTGGTGATGGTGGTAATAAATCTTCTCCTTCTGGTAATCTTTTAGATGCTGATTCTATAGTTTGTCTAAATCCTTTAACTGATGATTTAGCAAGTGATTTTCTATACTTTTCATCTCTACCAATACCAGTGCTATTTTCTTGAACAAATTCAACTAATCTCATAAGTAAATCTAATGATGGATTAGCATACTGAAGACTTTTTTTAGAATAAAAATTATCTAATGTATTTCTTTCATATCCTTGAATTACTGAATAAATTATAGATGTTAATTCTAATAATGAATTTTCAAAACTTTGGAAAAAATCAAAATCATTAAATTTCCATATATTTTTAATTAAATATTGTGCAACTTGTAATAAATCTCTATATACGCTACCATCTACAATACCATTTAATAATCTTTCTGTAATTGATGATATTAGTAAATCAAATTGTAATTTTTCATCTCCTTCTTTACTCATTGATAAATCACGGGCTTCTGGTGGTTGTTCTACAACTGCTTCATTTTCAAAAGCCTTACGCAATCTATTAATAACTCTAATTCTTTCTTTTTCTCTTGTTACTTTGTTCATTCCTAAACCTGCTGTTGAATCTGTTAATTTTAAACCACCACCAGATATTCTATTTTGATTTTGATTTTCTCTTATCATTTGCATATCGTCATTATGAACCCCAAACATTACTTGTGCTTTATTTCCAGATTTTGGCAATTGTGGATATCTGGGTTCTAAATTTCTTTTTACCGATTGCTCCGCATTATGTATTTTATCTATTAATGCATTTCTATTATAATCCATCCATTCTTTATAAAATGCATTATCTTCACCTAATGGAATAATATCACTTCTAGGAAGTAAATATGTTGATGATGGATAAAATACTTCTTTTTTAGTTCTGTATAAATTGGCTACTTCAGGAAAACCGATGTCTAAGCGATTCATTCTTATATATATTATATTTACAAAAATTTAATATAATATTTACTATTTACTTGTTCAATATAAATTATGGGCTTTGACATATTTAGAGGCTTGTCCGAGTGGTAAGCCTTGTTCTCTCATTACTTTGGCTACTAATGAGGCTCTAGTCATACGACCATCACTACCGGCTTTAGTGCGACCACCGGCTTTAGTTCTACCTCCTGCTTTAGTTCTACCACCCGCTTTAGTTCTACCTCCCGCTTTTGCCTTACCTAAACCAACGGCACGTAATCCTGCTGATGCTAAGTTACCGTAAGGTAAAACATTTAATAATGGATGTAATGCTACATCACCAACTGAACGGAAACCTTGTTTAAAATCATCCCACCAACCAGCACCTTCCATACCTTTATTTTCCATTTGTAACATTCTTTCAATATGGGGCATACGCATATGTTGGGCTGTTGCTGGTTCATATGCTTTTCT